CACCAGGACAAGCTACAAGGTCCAACCCTCGGGGGGGTCGTCGCCAGGCACCTGGTTAGCCCTTACGGGCAACCACGCTTGTCGTTGTAATTCCCTAATTTCACAGATGAAACGGCAGATTCTGGATCTGCTAGCACATTCATCGCATACATGCTCGTACGGCACAATGTACACTGGGGAATCCCCAATTTTCATTTGTTCTTTTGTCTTCAACTCCCATCCGCGAACAAGGACTTTGAGGGTAACCTCATCGGATGGTTTTTTTCTCTTGAGCGCAGCACGCAACGAAATGCGGCACTCCTCCGTAATGGGCGGCCGAGTACATTTTATAGGAATGTACCCGTCCTCACGGAGCCTGTTGACCCTATCGTCTATGAGAACAATCTCTTCTTCGCGCGATAAATTGTAACCTACAGGCTTAGTTACAACGTCGAAGGGATTGGTGGATTTGGTACCACTGGTTGGTACGGAGCATAATGCTCGGCGAATCTCCTTACACCTCACAAGTGCGTTAAACCTGCGATGCGAAAGGGGGCTTTGTATCTTGTTGCTAGCTCTCGCCAACAGGTTCTTGTGCCTCCTCACAAGATACATGAATCCGTCGATGGACACGGATGACCGGTCGGCAAAACCGATCACGTCCTCAACATCACGCCCCATAAACAGGGCTCCACAATTTATTTTCTTTTGTTCGACGCCGTTAACGAACAGGGTGGAGTTTATTTCTCCCTTCTCGGCGTCCACCATCGTCTTTTCTTTGTTGACAATGAGCCCCACTTTTGAACCGTGGCGCATCATTCCAGACAACAGCCCCGGGACTGACAAATCCCGGATTAACAAGTCATCGCCGTTAATGAGACAACGATGAAGGCGCCACTCCTCGGCACCAAGTTTCCCTTCGATCAGGAGATCGTTGTGGGCTAGGTCGACAACCGTCTTATTTATAAGACAAAGTAACGGGAAGCTCATCAAGCTCCCCATTGGTTGACCCCTGGTCACCTGCTTTCCGTCAATGCGCAAGCAACCGAGTACACGAAGCGCTGCCACTTCGTCCTCATTTAACCCTTCTCCTTTGTCGATTAAGACCTCGACGGCGGCACGTACATATACGGATTTAATCATGTCAGTGGCAGATGAATAATCTACACTGATATATGCGCCGCCGTTCAACGAGGAGACTAACTCATGGGTCGGGCTACCCACAAGAAGCCATCCCTTCTTTTTGAGGCTGCAATAAAGGGAACGATGAAGGGGGTGGAGAATTTGATTGTTTCTTTCCGAAAAAAGCGTAACAATCCTGGGCTTCCCCGCGGAGACAATAGACTGGACCTCACAGTCCTCACTAAATTCTCCCGGGATCCACGTCCCCCCCTCTCGCCTCGTCGTCCCCATGCAAGCGTGCCCGTTCGGGATATACGGGTACTTTCCTCGGTTCCAACCGCAGTCGACATTCCTGCCAAACTGGGCTGCGAATTCGGACAGATGGTCTTCATCCACCTCGATGTCCTGGAACCTTTCTTCTTTCCATTTGTTCACTTTCGCCTGACCAGTGGCATTTTCACACCACTGGCAAAAACTATTTTCAAGCTTTTGGGTCGTTTTGACCGAAAGTTCCTCTACTTCGTTAAGTTCATCGAAGCAGGACCGGATAGCGGAACGAAGATGACCGCATTCAATCCGGGAAGGGAGAGCACGAGCCCTCTTCAACCTGAGTTCTTTTGACAAGAA